GGGGAGTATGATTGCCCAAGGGTTGGAGCTGAATCAAATCTTTCCTATGATGCAGGGGCAACGTTCCCGTCTGTTTCGAGAGATTGGACAGGATTTGGAAGTAGCCTTGGCTCGGGGGACTTCGTTTTCTGACCATATTCAGACCTATCCTTTCTTTAAGCGAGAGTTGGCCCTCATGATTGAATATGGGGAGGCCAAGTCCAAGCTCGGTAGTGAGCTGGAGATCTACGCAGACAAGACCTGGGCAGGCTTTTTCCATCGCTTGAACAAGGCTATGAATGTCGTCCAACCACTGGTCTTTGTCTTTGTCGCCCTTATGATTGTTTTACTCTATGCAGCCATGTTGCTGCCAATTTATGAAAATTTGGAGGTTCCTTTATGAAATCATTGCGTACACTCAAAGTAAAAGCTTTTACGTTGATTGAAATGAAGGATAGTAAAATTCTTTATATTCTCCAATTTATGACAACCCGCTCAGATGTCACTTGTACCTTTTCAATCAACGCCCTAGCAATGGTCTTTTGGCCATCATAATCAATACTTGCGATATCCTCACAGTCTAGTACCTGTTTTATATTATTTCTTCGTTCCTGGCCTTGTATTTCTGGGTCATTTTTTAGTTCTTCCTCAAGTGCCGTCCTCATTGTCATAAATTCTGAGGACCTTTTTTGTAGCTCATCCAAGGTGATGCGGTCATCAATATACAAATCATTCAGCCTGCTCAGTTTTTTAGTCAGTTCCTCAATTTGCTTCTGATAGCTATCACGGTCTATAGTGTTTGCTTTTACGCTAAAAAGTTGCTCAATATAGCTATGGTCATGCTGTAACTTGCTTATTTCTTTAATGATATATTGTTCCAGTGCATCCTTGTCATAAGCTCCAGAGTGACATTTTTGGTTATTATTGTAGACCGTGACCCCAGCCGTCTTCCTTGGATGCCGTTGGTAGCATTCATATCTAATAAATCTAGTGCCATCTTTACGGATACCGCCCATTATTAATTTGAGAGGTGCGTGACAATATCCACACTGTGCAAGCCCTGACAGCATATACTTAGCCTGAAACGGTCTAGGGTTTGTCTTTTCTGCAGCAATCCTCTGTCTGATTTTTAGCTCCTCTTGCGTCCTCTTGTACACGTCTTCTGAGATGATGGACTCATGATCTCCAGGGAATAGCTGGCCCTTGTACTGATTGTAGCCACAGTAGACAGGATTTGACAGGATACCTCTGACAGCTCTGTAATTCCAGCTAATTTCTTTTGGGTACTTCTCGTTTAAGTCGTCCCTTAATTTAGTAATAGAACGACCAGCCAGATATCGCTCGAAAATGTACTTGACTACTAGCGACTGTGCTGGGTTTATGGTCAGTGACCCTGTCTCTTTCTGATAGTCGTAACCATAGGAAGTTCTGCCCCACATCATAGATTTTCCAGCCTTGGCACGTCCTAATTTCCCTAGTTGCATTCTTTCCTTGATTTGCTCACGTTCAAGCTGAGCGAATACGCTCAAAAGCCCTATCATGGCCTTACCAAAAGGGGTAGAGGTGTCAAAATTCTCTTGCAGGCTCAAAAACTCTATCCCATTCTTGATGAAAACATCCTCGATCAAGAAAAGCGTATCTTTCTGACTACGGCTGAGACGGTCCAGCTTATAGACTAGTACCGTATCAAATTTCTTTCTCTCAGCATCTCTGATAAGTTGCTCAAGCGCTGGCCTCTCCGTGTTGGAACCTGAAAAACCTCCGTCTGTGTATATCTCGTAAATATTCCAATCCTTGATATCGCAGTAACTTATTAACTTGTCTTTTTGCTCGTCGATAGAGTAGCCCTCCTCGGCCTGGTTTGTAGTGGACACCCTGACATAGATGGCTACCTTATTTGTTGATTTCATTGCTTTTATACCCCTTTTTTGATAAAATGGGTATAGTAAAACAGGCTTTTTAATGCCGTTTACTATACATCGTGCCTCACGCTCAGACTCGCCAAAGTTTGAGAGCGTGGGGCTTTTTTGTTTGCAACTATTTCTATTTTAGAAACAGTTGTTTTTACTCTTTCGGTAAGTGTTGTTGAAGAATTAAGGCCACGTTGGCCTTTTCTTCTTCGGTCATAGGAGGTTCGTTTGGATCATCCACTGAAAACTCGATAGCATGCCATTTATCATTGACTCTAATCCACTCTCTTCTTCTATGACATTGACAATCTAGGTTGTGTTTAATCACTTCCATTGGTCTACTTTCGATACTCATGTTATCCCTCCCGATAAATGTCTACGACCTTTCCAATTGTACGGATGTCGTCATTTTCCGACAAGTGGATTTCCTCATACCCACTATTTAGACTTTGAAGATACCAGGATCCGTCATAATCCCTTTTTAACTTCTTGACGAAGTTCTTTCCATTTATCTGAAAGATACCGATTGAGTTGATATCTACTTGACTAGTAACCTTGATAAACAATAAGTCGTTATCTTCTATAAGCGGCTCCATTGAGTCGCCAGCTACTTTAGCAATAGTATCATACTCGTTAGGAACATCATTGGCTCTCAATCTTACCTCCATGTGCAGGTTGTCTTCCTGAAATGTTCCATGACCAGCAGCTACCAATCCCTCGACATAATCAGTAATGTAGTCTTCGTCATCTTGAGGCTTGTCAAACATAGAAATAATATTAGAGTTCTCTTGCTCCTCAAGTTGCTCCTTAGCATAATTAAGGACTTTCTCCTGCCTTGGCTCTTCTAGTTTGTTGTAGATTGGTAAGATTTTAGCCTCATTGCCGTTGAAATAATCTAAAGGTACGTCGAAATAATCAGCAAGGACTCTGACTGATGAAAGCCTTGGCTCTTCTTTGTCATTTTCCCATTTAGAAATTTTCCCTTTATTAAAGTTCATAGTATCAGGATACCTATTGTTTAAATTGTTAGCCAACTCATCAAGAGTTAAGTTATGTTTCTTTCTAAGTTCTCTGATTTTGTTTCCAATCATTTTTCCACTTCCTCATTTCTTAATAATCATTATACTATAAAAGTTTCGTTTTCGCAAACATTTTTTAAAAAAATAAAAAAAGTTGTTGACAACGAAACAAAGTTAGTATATACTAGAACCATAAAACAATGTTGCGAAAACGACAACTTAGAAAGGAGAGGCCTATGAGCGGTGTAATGGTGCTAGATAAGCCGTATCTAAATTTAAAAAGCATTATTGTTTCAAAAGGAATGAAACAAAAAGAAATTGCTGAACAATTGGATATGGACAAGTCAACTTTTAACATGAAAGTCAATCGTTACCGTGGACGTGATTTCACATTTTCGGAAGCTAGCAAACTTTCAAAACTACTAGACATCAAAATGGAGGATTTCTAGTATTTTTTTAGAAAAAAAGTTGCGAAAACGACAACTCAGAAAGGAGGAAAAAGATGTTAGGGCAAAAAGAAAAATACCACGATAGACGTGGTAGACCTGATGAATTGAAGGTTGAAAAAGTTATCCACCTTTCAATTTTGAGAGGCGAAGGAACCGATACGGATGGCATTAGGGTTGTAGAACAGTATTATAACATGGACGGAAATCTAATATTCGAATTAGATCCTTGCTCTCCGCATTATCAAGAATTTTTAGGTCTGCGTTGATTTTGTTTATCTTTGTCTAAATCTAAAATATCTTGTAGTAATTGCTCGTTATCATGGCGTTCAATATACCATTTTTGCATAAGTAATTCTATAAACTTCAGCAACTTGTGAGCCTCATTCGGTTCAATATCCACTATAAGATTTATATCTTTTTCTGGATGGGCGCCAATGTTTCCAAGTTTTCGTAGAGCATCGAGTACATTTTTAGTGCTTGGGTCAACAGACTCTTTTAAAGCATCTATCTCATCTACTAACCTTGCTTTAGAAATTCCCCAAAAATCTCTAATCATTCCTTGTAGACAACGTCTAGAGAGGGTAGCAGAAGCTTTGGGGCTGAGATTTAAGATAGCATGAGCTTCTTCATAATCACTTCTGATAGTCTGTGGAATGTATTCCGGGTAAACTTTAGCAAGTGAAATTGGATTAAAGTGCACAATGCGATTTGGGAATTGACTTCCTACGCCCACGATGTCGATTGAAACTTTATGGCAGTTTGGACAATTCATTGTTTGTATCGTTATTTTGTCACTCAAATTTTCTTCGATGGGAAAATGCGGACGACGAATCAAAAAGTAGTGCTCATCTTCTCGAAAAGTACCGTCGTGATTTGGAATAGAGCAACCGCAAAACAAGCAGAATAGTTTACTAGAATCCATAAGATTTCTCCATTCGTTTTTATTCTATTATACCAAATTAGAAAGGGTTTATATGAACGAACTTATCAACGTGACGCTCAATGATAGTCATGAGCCAGTAGTCTCAGGGAGACAGCTACATGAAGCTCTGGGGGTTAAAACGGCATATAAAGACTGGTTCCCAAGAATGACCGAATACGGTTTTACAGAGGGAGAAGACTTTAGCTCATTTTTGAGCGAAAGTACTGGAGGACGTCCAAGTCAAGACCACGTCATCAAGCTAGATATGGCCAAAGAAATTGCTATGATCCAGCGAACAGAACGAGGCAAGCAGGTCCGACAATACTTTATCCAAGTAGAAAAGGACTTTAACAGTCCTGAGAAGATTATGGCAAGAGCCTTGCTTATGGCTGATCAGAAAGTCCACAAGCTAGAGGCCAAGATAGAAGCTGATAAGCCTAAGGTACTATTTGCCGAGGCAGTCAGTGCTAGTCACACATCTATCCTAGTCGGAGAGCTAGCAAAACTACTCAAGCAGAACGGGGTAGACATTGGAGCAACTCGCTTGTTTAGCTGGCTACGAGCTCACGGATACCTAATCAAACGCAACGGACGTGATTGGAACATGCCAACACAAAAGAGCGTAGAGATGGGGCTCATACGAGTCAAAGAAACAAGCATCACGCATGCTGACGGCCACATCACAGTGAGTAAGACGCCTCTTGTAACAGGTAAAGGTCAGCAATATTTCATCAATAAATTTCTTAACCAGGAATTGCTACCAGGTTAAAACAAAAAGCCCTCAAGGAACGGCAATTCCATTGAGGGAGTAAGAAAAATACTTTACGAGGTAATTATATCATGAAATCAATAAAAAAGAAATGGGATCCACGGATTGTAAACATCATGGCAGATGGTTCTCAAGTTGGCGATCTGACAGGATATGTCATCCCTGCTGGTCATTCCTACTATGACATCATCCGAGGAATGCACAAACGGACGTGAAAGGGGCTTAAATATGGGGTATGCAGTACATTCAGAGAAACACTCACGAAAATTATACACAGATGAACAACCAGTGAATCCTTCGGTCTGTCTGGCATTGGAAAAGTTGCGTAAGAAAAAAGTCGTGGCCTTGCTCGGTGGCAAAGACAGCCAGGCATACCGTGACCGGCATTTCGCACAATCTGTATTTTCTCAGGCTGCTAAAGACTTCAAGGACTACTTCCGAATCCCTCGCTATGACTTATTGAAGCGTAAGGATGAAGAGCAAGCGTTTGACTACTGGAATAGCTGGGAGCCATCAGCGAATACTAAACTTGAAATCAAAGCCCGTAATGGACAGATGAGTTTGGTGGGGTGAGGAGAAATAAATGGACGAACCTTTGAAAAAGATATTGCAAATCGAAAATCTAGAAATTAAGATCAGCAATGATTCTAGCATACCTCACGTTATTTTAAATGGAGTTGATTTTCAAGCTGAAGATATCGGTTTACAAGGAATTAATATTGTTTGGGAGACAAGCAAAGACGAAGTTCCTGAAACCCTGATTCAAATCGACTATATTAATGGTCGGGAGCGTCTTCAACTTGAACAATTTGAAATTAAAGTTTCATTTTCTCAACAGCAAGTTGAGTAGTAGTGTCTTCATAATATAGAAAGGTTATCGGTCTTGAGATGGATTTTGAAAATGAAATTATAGAATTGTCTGACTGGCTAATTGAACAATCAGAAACTTATAGTGACGCTTTGATTAAATTACAAAAGCTCACAAAAGATATAGCTGACGAAATAATTTTAAGGGCTATAGAACAAAAGAAAAAATTTGAAGGAGAAAAAATGAATCCTATTCAAAAATTATTGAAAATGATGGATTGGCAAGATGCCAACCGTCCGCTAAAGGTCGAAGAAAAAGCTGATTTGATGAAGCTTTCTGATATCGATTTTGAAGAGCGTTTACATCAAATGGCTGTAGATTTAAAGAATGATGGAGTGATTCGAGCATGAGCCTTAGAAAACTAAAATACATGACAATGATGCTTCTATTATTCTTCCCGCTATTTTCGATTGTGATGATTAAGGTCTCATATGACCAACAACAAAAAATTGAAGAACTGGAAAAACGGGTACACTCACATTCTAGAAGCATTGGACGCTGGGCTGAGATCGTCGGACGAATGGAAGAAGCCAACAAGGCTCAAGATGTGATGATCAACAAATTCAATCGGGAACTATTCCCAGAAAAACCAACTGAGGTAGAGGTAGAAACTAATGACAACTATTGAAATTTTCTTGGCAGTAGCGTTTGCTACATATGCAGTACTTTCAGGCTTCGCGATCTTCGTATTGCGTTGCATCATCATCCGTCAAAAGGAAAAGATGCGGTACTACAAGTCAGCGAAGTATCAGCGTGAGCTTCTTAATAAGCGTGCGACAGAGATCCACAAAAAGAATAATGTGAAAGGAATGACAGCATGAGAGACAACGTACACAATCCAAAACACTACCAGGGGCGGAATGGTCTTGAGGCCATTGATGTCCATCGTAACTTTATGAATGATGAACAGTTGACTGGATACCATTTAGGTAATCTACTTAAGTATCTGCTTCGTTATCGTAAGAAAAATGGCATCGAGGACTTGGAAAAAGCCAAGGTGCACATGGACTGGCTGATTGAAAAAGAAAAAGCTATGCTTCTACAGCTAGAAGCATTGACAAAGGTAGAGTCACAGTTAAAGGCATTGACAAAGGAAGATGGATTGGTTGGAGGTACAAATGATCAATAATGTTGTACTAATCGGTCGTCTGACTCGTGATGTTGACCTTCGTTATACTCCTCAAAATCAGGCAGTCGGGCAATTCACGCTTGCAGTTAATCGCAATTTCAAGAACCAAAATGGTGAATATGACGCTGACTTCATCAACTGTGTGATTTGGGGCAAGTCAGCAGAAAACTTTGCGAACTGGGCCAAGAAGGGCAATCTTGTCGGCATTAATGGTCGTATCCAGACTCGCAATTATGAAAATCAGCAAGGGCAGCGTGCATATGTGACAGAAGTAGTTGCCGAAAACTTCCAACTTCTTGAAAAGCGTAATAATTCAGCTAATCAGAATTCAATGGCCGAGCAAATGCCACCTTCACTTGCAGGAGATCCAATGGATATCAAGGATGACGATTTACCATTTTAGGAGGTGATGTAATGGCAACAAGCAATAAGAGGTATTACTGGCTACAGTTAAAAGAAAACTTCTTCAATTCCAAAGAAATGAAACTCATGAGGAAACTTCCTGGAGGGGAAGAAATCACAATCATTTATTTAAAAATAATGTTGACAAGTTTGGAGAATGAAGGGGTTATTTTCTATGAAGGACTAGCTGAAGATTTAGCGGAAGAACTAGCCTTAGAAATCGGAGAAGATGTAGAATCCATCAGAATGGCTCTTATGTTTATGGAAAAGAAGAGGCTAATAACTACTAATGATAATTACTCCTACAAACTTGAGCAAGTCCCAGAACTTGTAGGAAGCGAAACAGCTAGTGCCCGTAGAGTTCGAAAGCATCGAGAGAGTAAGAGGTTGTTACAAAGTAACAACGAAGTAACAAAGTGTATCGGAGAGATAGATATAGAGATAGATATAGAGAAAGAGATAGATATAGATTTAGAGAAAAACACACTCAAAATCATCGCAGATGAATATCAGTCTCGTATTGCACCGCTTGACGGAATACAGTTTGAAACTTTAAAAGATTTCATCACTCTAAATGGTATGGAACCAGATGTGATCCTAAAGGCTATCAGTTTAGCTGCTGACAATGGTAAGAGAAATTTTAGCTATATTAGAGCTATTTTACAAAATTGGAAAAATGATGGATTGTTATCAATTGCAGCAGTAAATGAACGAGAGCGAAAATATCAGGAAAGTAAAACCAAAGGACAACCAACAAAGCAACAATCAAATGTTCCAGATTGGTCAAAACCAAATTATACCAATCAAACAAGTGATCAAGAGAAAAAAGCTTTGGAAGCGGCAAAAAATAGAATGCTACAGAAATTAGAAAAGGATGGGAAGTAATGTTTATTTTAAAACATGGATCAAAACAATCAAAACCATTTATAAAATCTGTAGTGGTTGGGGTAACTGGCCTAGATGTTTCATTTTCTGATGAAGATAAAGCTATGAAGTTCGTTTCTCGTGGAGTTGCTATACAGGTAGGAAATGCTTTAAGAAAGTCATTTGGTACATTCTATCCAGTAGAAATTGAATAAGGAGTTGTAATGTATCATGGCAGGCTATACAAAAAATCAGATAGAACATTTTAAAGAGCAACTTAAGCTCTTAATGAAAAGCCATAACTTAACAGCTGGAAAATTATCCAAAGAAATAGGCTACTCAATTAATACGGTAAGCAGTCTATTGACTGGCGAAATAAAAGTACACGAATATCATATACAGCTGATTTGCGATTATTTTCAAATTGGAGAGAAGTCCCTTATGGGTGATGCGGATGAGTTGGCTGATTATAAGCTTTATGAAAACGGGCGTTATTTATGTACTGGTTCATTGAAGAAGTTAAGCAAAATTACAGGGAAAGATAAGTTGCTATTGAAATTCTATGCAGATTTAAATAAAAAAGGCAAAGAGACTGGCAATATAAAACTTGTTAAAAAATAGAAAGATGTAACAATGGAGATTTTAATTTTAAATAATGTGAAAAAATGGTTTATTGATCGAGATCTAGAAAACGGTGGGCGACTAGATAAGCAGTCATTAAAACTAAGCGAGGAATTCGGTGAGTTATGTGCAGGATTCCTGAAAAAGAATGAAGTACTAACAAAAGACAGCATTGGTGATTGTGCTGTAGTAGTTGTAGGTTTAGCATTACTGATCAAAGAAGATGTACAAAGCATCTTTGAAGAGTCTAATAATATTAGGCGAAAAGAAGCAATGTACTGCTTTAAACTGCTAAATGCTAATATCAGTGAGTTTCAGCTATCTCAAGATTTAGCAAGCAAAACAATGTGTCGTCATAACCTTGTGCGCATTGTAGCCTACTTGAAATCAATCAGCAATATTTTAGGTTATGAATTCCTGGAATGTTTCAATGCTGCCTATAACGAAATCAAGGATCGGAAAGGTAAATGGATTGATGGTTCATTTGTAAAAGAAGAGGATTTGAAAAATGAATAAACAAGAGTTGATTGAACGGATAGAAGGTTTAAAAAATATTTTCGGGAATAAATGTGAATACGTCAAAATAGACTTTGTAATAGAACTTGCTTCTGAACTAGACGAACCACAGAAAGTGAAAGTATCTGAAGAAGAAGCGAAATTCCTTGAAACGTTTGATTTTAATTGTGAAAGTGATGTTACGACAGCTTTATTTCATGTTTCAAGAACTGGCTGGGGTTATTATTTAAAGGATAACAATGGCACAGACTTAAAAGACTTGAGCGAAGGGTTTGGACTTGAAAATAGAAAAAGATTAATAAAAGCTATACTTGACGGCTACGAGGTCGAGAAAGAGAAGCGGTATTTGGTGAAGGTGAAGGGTGTTAATGGGTATGGTTGCTATCTTAATAAAGGTTTATTATCCAAAGAATATTTTTTTGAATCAAAAAACGAAATTGGTGGGTGCAGAACCAAGCACACCCGCAAAGAACTTGAAGAAGATGGTTTTGGTTGGGTGTTTGATTGCCCAGGTGTTGAAGTAGAAGAGGTGGAAGGATGATAATATCAGATGAAGAATACCTAAAATTCATAGAAAACGGTCAAAAGCACGCTTTGGAGATCCTTGGAGAATATTTCAAAAACGATGATGAGGAGGTGGAAGGATGAAAAACAATACTGAAATATGGGTTAAGGGCTATATGGATGAGAACGGAGATATTATAATCTCGTTAGGAGATGATGGTTATCACAGAATCTTAATAGACTATGTGAATTCTGGTATTGTTGAGTGCAAGAAAAATTGAGAGGAGGAGGTGCAAGATGATACCGAAGTTTAGAGCGTGGCACAAGACGTGGGAAGAAATGGGCAAAGTAAAACGAATACGGTTTGATGACGAGGGAAACGTGACAACCGTGTTGTTCGATGGAAAACTTTTAGGAGTTAACACAAAGATTGATGAAATCGAACTCATGCAATCAACAGGATTGTTTGATAAGAATGGCAAGGAGATCTTCGTCGGAGACATTATAAAATGTACCAGAGGATGTCCTCATGAAGTATATCTAGAAAAAGAATATGGTGGTACTTACGTAGGAGGCATGCCAGCTATATATCTAAAAGGTATTAGAGAAGGTTATGCGTGGACTGGGGCAGAGGTAATTCTGGGTAACATTTACGAAAATCCTGAATTGTTGGAGGAAGAAGCATGAAACCAAAACGATATCCTTATAGCGGAAAAATAAGAAACCTTGAAAAGACAATTTTTAAGGTTGGCTATATCAATGCTTCTAACATAAAATCAAATAATTCAAACATCACTTTCAGTGATGGCAAGTTCGTTCGTTCGATTGATTGAAATGGATTAGAAAGAGAAAAGATGAACTTACTAGATATTATCTTCTTTATTCTTTGTGGTTTTTGGTTAATTGGTCTTTCGTGGGCTTGCATTGTAGCCTTCAGGGGCAACGGAAAGAAATAAGTTAGAGAATGGAGGTGAACAATGCAACTTTTTGATGATATTGATGAGAAAGAAACAATCAAGAGGGCAAAGAAAAAGCTCTCAGAATATCCACGGTGGAGGGAAATAGCATGCGATAGTCCAATTCAAAAAGTTACGCAGGAATTCACATTTCAACCACGAGGAGGCGCAGGACCTAATAAAGCTGTTGAGAATTTAGCAGTCAGACGTGTGGACGCCATGAATGAGTTGGAGGAAATTGAACAAGCAGTAAGCAGGCTATTTAATCCAACCTATCGTTATATTTTATTCTCTAAATTTTTAAAACCTCAAAAGGATTTCAATTACGAAATTTACAATTATCTAGGCATTGAGAGGACTAAATTTCAGGAGTTGCACAACAATGCTTTACTGGCATTCGCAGAACAATATCGTGATTCTGTTTTAGTATGTAGTAAAAAAAACGGTATTTTTGCGGTAAAAAAACGGTAAACATAACACAAAAAATGACTTAAAATAGTATTATCAGAAAATGAAGGCGGTGGCCTAGAACTTTTTTGTAGATCTCCTATTTATAATTTTGGTTAGCTGTTCACCAGGAGAGATTCGGGGTGGGATGGGTTCGAATCCCATACAGCTAATATTTTAAGTCAGTTCATTAGAACTGACTATTTTTATTTGAAAGGAGCAGGTAAATGCGTAAAGTGGAACCGATTCGTGATACAGATGACATCGAACGCATGAAGGATTACTTAAAGAGTAAGAATGAACGAGACTATGTAATGATGGTTACAGGGCTTTATTCAGGAATGCGAGTTAGTGATATCCTGCCCTTGAAAGTAAGAAGTGTTAAAGGGACTCACATTGAAGTTACCGAACGCAAGACAGGTAAAACAAAGAGATTCGCTATTAACCCAGCTCTAAGAAAAGCCCTGGATCATTATATAAAGGAAAATGAATTAAAGGATTATGATTACTTGTTCCCTTCGAGAAAGAAGGTGAGCAATGAAGGACTTAGAATAACACACATTGGTAGGGTGGCAGCATATCAGATCTTGAGAGATGCAGGAGAGCATGTTGGATTAACAAATATCGGAACACATTCCATGAGGAAAACGTTTGGATACCATCACTACAGAAAGAATCAAAATGTTGGAATATTGATGGAATTATTTAATCATTCTTCACCAGATATCACACTTGGTTATATAGGGTTCAAGCAGGATGAGTTAGATAATAGCATACTGAATTTTGCTTATTAAGGTCGTGTATTTAACAAAATAAAAAAAAGTAAATTCATTTATTGCTGATGGCCCACTTATCTATGAGAGAGTAAGGTAGAAAGTCTTATGCTTCAAATTAACAGAATATAAGATATGTTAAATTCAAAGACCTTCCCCCTCTTAAAAAATAGCACCCCAAAATTATAGAACCTAGGTGTAAATCTTAACACCCTACCATATCAATTCAACACCCCCTACCCAATAAAAAAACACCCCCTACGTTCGATACCACAGTATCGATATCGCAGGAAGAGATGATGTGGAATGATGGTTGTAAGTAGTGAAATGAATATTATGACGGAGATGAACAATGAAAGAACTACGGGCAGACCGCAACGGTCCGCATCGAGTAGCATTTGAAAAGAATAAAAAGATACTACTCAAGACTCAGAATACCTGTGGGATCTGTGGCCAGCCTGTAGATAAATCACTCAGGTACCCTCACCCACTATCCCCAGTGATAGACCACATCATTCCAGTGAATAGGAATGGACATCCATCAGACATCAAGAACTTACAGCTTGCGCATTGGCAATGTAATAGACAAAAGTCTGATAAGTTATATGCTGAACAAAATTTTGAAAAAAATGCAATTGTTGGAAATCGCAATTTGCCACAATCAACCAATTGGCTGAAATACCACAGTTGACCCAGAGCTGATAGGGGGGTTACCCCCTCCCCTCGGTTCTGGCCGAGCTTCACGCCGTCACTGTACATATTTTCTCGTGCCAAAACGAAAGGATAAGAAATTGGAATTAAGAGGAATTGAATATCTCAGAAGAAAATTAGAATCTTGCAGGCCCAGGGTTAATTTGCGGTATAAACATTATGCAATGCAAAATAATGATATGCCCATAGGAATTACTATTCCTGTACATGTTCGTGCTCAATATAAATCAACTTTGGGATGGACAGCCAAAGGTGTAGATAGCCTGGCAGATCGTTTAGTATTTCGAAAATTTGAAAATGATGATTTTGAAGTTACTGAGATTTTTGAACAAAACAATCCTGATATTTTCTTTGATAGTGCAATATTATCAGCATTGATTGGCTCGTGTAGTTTTGTTTACCTTTCAAAAGGGGAAAATGATGAAGTGAGATTGCAAGTGATTGAATCAAGCAATGCAACAGGAATCATTGATCCAATTACTGGTCTGTTAGTTGAGGGATATGCGGTGCTGGCTCGTGATGATTATGGTCAACCAATCCTAGAAGCCTATTTTGAACCAAATGCTACTCACTTTATTCCAAAGGATCAAGAGCCTTATTCAGTTACTAACACAGCTAATATTCCATTATTGGTACCTGTCATTCATAGACCTGATGCAGTTCGTCCTTTTGGTAGATCACGGATTACTAGAGCAGGGATGTATTATCAAAAATATGCTAAGCGTACTTTAGAACGGGCTGATATAACTGCTGAATTTTACTCGTGGCCACAGAAATACATCATTGGACTAGATCCTGATGCGGAACCTCTAGAAAAATGGAAAGCAACAATTTCTAGTCTACTAACCATCTCAGCAAGTGACACTGGAGAAAAGCCTAGCATCGGACAGTTTACAACTGCTAGTATGACACCATTTACAGAACAGTTGAAAACAGCAGCAGCTGGATTTGCTGGAGAAATGGGACTGACTCTGGATGATTTAGGATTTGTTTCAGATAATCCATCATCTGTAGAAGCTATTAAAGCTAGTCACGAGAACTTGCGTTTGGCAGGACGGAAGGCACAACGTTCACTAGGAGCTGGCTTCCTGAATGTAGCTTACGTAGCCGCTTGTTTGCGTGATGAGTTTCATTATGAAAGAAGCCAATTCGTAAAAACAACCGTTAAATGGGAACCACTATTTGAAGCGGATGCTAATATGATGACTATGATTGGTGATGGTGCTCTTAAATTGAATCAGGCGTTACCTGGATACATCAGTGCTGAGACAATTAGAGACCTTACTGGTATTGCAGGTGATATGTCTGCTGTGCCTGTGGTGAAAGAAGGAGATCCAGATGGAACATGATGTCTTACCTGGTATCCTAAAAGAAGTTCAGGAACGCTTTGAAAGCGAATATGGGAAGAGCGAGGTTGTTAGTCGAGCTTTTGCGGAACTACAAGCTAAAAAAGCAACTTATAAAACAGCAAATGAATTTGCTATCGAAGTTGGAGAGATTCTTTCTAAAGCTCTAGGAGCTTCTCTGAGCGCTGATAAATTACCAGACGGTAAAATGTATTACAATATCGCTCAACGTTTGTTGACGGACGTGCTGGGGCGTAATTATGAGATAATAAGCGGTTATACTAGAGATGTTCAGAAGAAACTAAATACAGATGCAAAAATCAGTTTGAAAGTACAAGTTCCTGAATTGAATCAGGATAGGGTCGCTGGAATAGTTAATCGATTGGCATCTGAGGAAAATTTTGAAGATGTCAGTTGGTTGTTTGGTGAGCCAATCGTTAATTTTTCTCAGTCTATCATAGATGATAGTATTCAAAAAAATGCTGAGTTTCATCATAAATCTGGATTACAACCTGAAATTATTAGAAAATCTTATCTCCATTGCTGTGATTGGTGTCAAGAGGTTCAAGGAAGCTATAGATATCCAAGAGTTCCAAGAAATGTTTATAGAAGACATCAACATTGTCGCTGTACTGTTGACTATGATCCAAAAAGTGGAAAAGTTAAAGACATTTGGAGCAAAATTTGGAGAAAAACAGATGAAAGTGATAAGATAGAAGCAAGAAAAGATATCAATGGGAAATCTCAAATGAGCGAAGTGAGAAAACTTGCGCTTCAAGAAGGAATTTCCTCAAACCCTATCAAAAAAAGTCGTAAAAAACTAACAGAGAAGCAAATCATTGATGCTGTTGGTGGTGGAGATAGAACCAAAGGATCATGTTCATCAGCAGCATTTGCTTACATAGGTAATAAGGGTGGTTATACCGTTTTAGATTTTCGAGGAGGGGAAAGCTGTGACTTTTTCTCTAGAAACAGTAGAATCCAAATGATTGGAAACCTTCCTGGTGTCAAAATGCATGTTGTTAAAAATACAAATGACTTTACTGCTGTCAGAGAATTGTTGGAAAAGGTAGAATCTGGGAATGAGTATTATTTAGCAGTAGGTAGACATGCGGCAATCATAAGAAAAAATGAAGGCCGTTTCGAATATTTGGAATTACAATCCCGAATATCAAATGGATTTAAACCATTAGATAACGTTGTTTTAAAAGAAAGATTCAAGTGTAAAAAAACGCATAGTACCAGACACGGTAAATATGATGTGGATAGTTGTATTATTGATTCGGATTCATTGAAAGATAATCCTGAGTTCCATAATATATTAAGTTTCATTAACACAGCCGATTCTAAACAAATGAAAGGAATTGAAGGACATGAAAGATGATTATGAAGAAATAAACTGGTCTGAATATTGCTATAAAGAAAATCACGATGACAAAATTTGGTGGGTTGATACGTCATGGTTTGCTAGAGGGTTGATGTTATTTACGTTTGATAAGGAAAAGTTTTATAACCTTTTTGAAGATTACCCTCAAAACATGACCTCAGAAGAGGTTGAAATCTTCGATAAAGAAAATCCATTTTGGGCTGAATTCTTTTCAGACCGAAAATAAGAATACTGAAGCACTCGAAAGGGTGCTTTTATTGTGGCTTTGATTAGGAGGTGATCCAATATCTCCCAGCGAGAGGGTTATCATGCGATGACGATTGAAAGGAAATTAGGATGGCAAGGAAGAAACTTGGCAATCAGAATCCTACTCAATCGGTAATTTTAAAATACGTCAAGAAAAATTCAAAAGCTAAAGAAGCGATTGAACTTTACGAGCGGACAGGTCTTTCTTGTTATGCTTGGCAGAAAAATCTGCTATTGCCTTTGATGGCAGTAGATAAAAACGGTCTTTGGGTACACCAAAAGTTTGGCTATTCTATCCCTCGTCGTAATGGGAAGTCTGAAATCCTCTATATAGCCGAAATTTGGGCGCTACATAAAGGATTGAATATCCTACATACAGCTCACCGAATTTCTACCTCTCATGCCTCTTTTGAAAAGGTTAAACGATACCTTGAAAAGATGGGGTATGTAGATGGAGAGGATTTCAATTCTATTCGAGCGAAGGGGCAGGAGAGAATTGAACTTTATTCAACAGGTGGTGTCGTCCAATTCCGTACCAGGACATCAAATGGTGGTCTTGGTGAAGGGTTTGACATGCTGATCATTGACGAGGCTCAAGAGTACACGACCGAACAAGAATCTGCTTTGAAATACACAGTTACGGACAGTGAAAATCCTATCACAATCATGTGTGGAACGCCTCCAACACCAGTATCAAGTGGTACGGTCTTTACTAAGTACCGTGAGACTTGTCTTTTTGGGAAAGGGAAGTATTCTGGCTGGGCTGAGTGGTCGGTTTCTGACGAAAAGGAAATCGACGATGTGGAAGCCTGGTATAATTCCAATCCATCTATGGGCTACCACTTAAATGAGCGTAAGATTGAGGCAGAGCTTGGTGAGGATAAGCTGGACCATAATATCCAACGTTTGGGATTTTGGCCAACTTACAACCAGAAATCTGCTATTTCTGAGACGGAGTGGAATGAGCTAAAGGTAGATGATGTTCCAGAATTAACTGGCAAGCTGTCTGTTGGTATTAAGTACGGTCAAGATGGAACGAACGTGGCATTGAGTATTGCTGCACGGACTAAAGATGGTCGTTACTTTGTTGAGACAGTCGATTGCCAATCTGTTCGTAATGGTAATGAGTGGATGGTCGCTTTTCTGAGACAAGCTGATGTAGCTCAGATTGTCATCGATGGCGCAAGTGGTCAGAAGATCCTGGACGAAGAGTTGAAGGACTACAGAATCAAGAATGTGATTCTGCCGACGGTGAAAGAAATCATCGTGGCCAACGCTCTTTGGGAACAGGGAATTTACCAGAAGACCATCTGCCACGCTGGCCAGCCATCGCTATCAAAAGTAGCCACTAACTGCGACAAGCGGAATATTGGCTCAAATGGTGGCTTTGGTTATCGATCGCACTTTGACGATATGGATATTTCTTTGATGGATAGCGCTTTGCTTGCGCATTGGGCTTGTGCTACAACCAAGCCTAAGAAAAAGCAAAAAATCAGTTATTAAAACGAGCGGTCTTGAGACTGCTTTTTTTGATGCCAAAAATTACCGAACTGCCGGGGAAGCAGGAGAAAGGAGACATGAGAATGTCAGATTTTAAACCAATTACTACACAAGAAGAATTTGATGCTGCTATTAAAGAGCGTTTATCTCGTGAGAAAGCGAAGTATAGCGACTATGACCAGCTCAAATCTCGTATTACCGAATTGGAGACAGAAAATGTTGGCTTGAAGTCTACTGTTGAAGCTAATAAGCAAAGCAAGGATGATTCGGATAAGAAACTTGAAGAAATGCAGAAGAAAATTGCTGGTTATGAGACAGCTAATCTGCGGACTCGGATTGCTTTGCAAAATGGATTACCTTATGACTTGGCTGACCGCTTGCAAGGTATCGATGAAGAAAGTTTAAAAGCAGATGCAGAACGTTTAGCATCCTTTATCAAACCTGTCGAACCTGTTGCACCAATGCGGAACCTAGAGCCTGCTCTAGAAAAGAATGAAAACACATCTTATAAAAACCTAGTACAAGGTTTAGTTTTTGAAGAATAAAGGAGTAATATTATATGACAGATCAACTATCAAGAGGTACATTATTTGACCAAATGCTTGTAACAGACCTCATCAACAAAGTTAAGGGTCATAGCTCGTTGGCTAAATTGTCTAATCAACAAGCGATTCCGTTTAATGGATTAAAGGAATTTACATTCTCATTGGATTCTGATGTAGATATCGTTGCAGAAAACGGGAAGAAAACACATGGTGGTGCAAGTCTAGAACCTGTAACTATTGTGCCTATTAAAATTGAGTATGGAGCTCGTGTATCTGATGAGTTCATTTATGCATCAGAAGAAGCTAAAATCGACATTTTGAAATCATTTAATGAGGGATTCGCTAATAAAGTAGCTCGTGGTATTGATATTATGGCTTTCCACGGTGTCAATCCACGTACTAAACAAGAATCTTCTGTTATTGGGGATAACTGCTTTGATAAGGCGGTCACTCAGACAGTGAACTTTACAACAAGCGATCCAGATACTAATGTCGAAAATGCAGTTAAAATGATTCAAGGAGCTGATAATATCGTTAGCGGTATGGCTATTGATACTACATTTTCAAGTGCACTAGCTAGCATGAAGAACTCAGCTAATGAGCGCCTATACCCTGAATTGGCATGGGGAGCAAATCCAGGAGCTATTAATGGTCTACCTGTAGACGTGAATACTACGGTTGGTCTTAATGTTGGAACCAATAAGGATGTTGCTATTGTTGGTGACTTTGCAAACATGGTTAAATGGGGATATGCTAAGCAGATTCCACTCGAAGTTATTCAATACGGTGATCCAGATAATTCCGGTAAAGACTTGAAAGGTTATAACCAAGTCTATCTTCGTGCAGAAATTTATCTCGGATGGGGAATTTTGGACAAAAACAGCTTTGCTCGCATTGTGAAAGCGGGGTAGTTTATGGAATACATTAATGTAAAAACAGGGGCTTCTATCGTTACTGAAAATACAATTAGTGGTGGCGATTGGGTTCCGGCTGATCAAGTTACTAAAAATGTGGATTCTCAAGAAGCAACAGACAGTCAGGGAGATCTGACTGTCTCACAAATTAAAGCCCGCTTGGATGAGCTGGGTGTTGAATACGACAAAGGAGCTAAGAAGGCTGACTTGCTTGCTCTTTTAGAACAACATGAAGGGTAGTTAAAATGACAACATTTGCAACAGTAGAAGACCTTGAAACTTTGTGGCGTTCCTTAAAATTCGATGAACGGAAGAGAGCAGAGGCGCTGTTGACAGTAGTGTCAGACTCTCTTCGTGAGGAAGCTAAGAAAGTCAGCAAAGATTTAGATAAGATGGTGCTTGACAGCCCATCTTATCAAAGTGTCGTGAAATCTGTTACCGTGGATGTGGTTGCTCGTACATTAATGACATCAACCGATCAGGAGCCAATGACACAAATGGCTGAGTCTGCGATGGGATACTCTTTTAGTGGCTCTTATTTGGTACCTGGTGGTGGCTTGTTTATCAAAGATTCTGAATTAAAGCGGTTAGGATTTAAAAAACAAAGATATGGGGTGGTTGATCTTTATGGGACGAATTAAAGGTATTACAATCACTCTTATTGAAACTGTTGAGAAGGGAAGGGATGACTTTGGTCATCCCATTTTTGAGAAAGTTGAAACTTTGGTGGATAATGTCCTTATATCTCCATCTTCAACGGATGATATCACAAGCCAGATGAACCTAACTGGAAGGAAAGCAGAGTATACTCTGGCAATACCTAAAACTGATCTTCATGATTGGGAAAATAAAGAAGTTTTATTTTTCGGTAAGAGATGGAAAACTTTTGGAATTCCTCTTGAAGGGATTGAGGACATGCTTCCTTTGGCCTGGAACAAGAAGGTGATGGTCGAACGCTATGAGTGATATTAAGTTTAAGCTCAACCGTGCTGGAGTGGCTGAATTGATGAAATCTGCCCCTATGCAAAGTGTCCTTTCTCAATATGCATCTGATATTCAAGCTAGATGCGGTGATGGATATGTAAAAGATATTCATGTAGGTAAAAATCGTGCTAATGCAATGGTTAGTGCAGAGACCTATAAAGCTAAGAAGGACAATATGAAAAACAATACTCTTTTGAAGGCGGTGGATTAAATGATTGAAATTGTTATCAAGAAATATCTTGACGGCCATTTATCGGTACCGTCTTTTTTTGAGCACGAGACAAACATGCCACAAGAGTTTGTAATCCTTGAAAAGACTAGGGGAGCCAAGAAGAATCACGCCAAGACTGCAACCTTTGCTTTTCAGAGTTATTCAACCAGCATGCAGAAAGCTGCTGAATTGAATGAGAAAGTAAAACAAGTTATCGAAAACATGATTGAACTGAATGAAATCAGTGGAATCCATTTAAACAGTGATTACAATTTTACAGACACAGAAACTAAAAAATATCGTTATCAAGCGGTATTTGACATAAATTATTTTTAAGAAATGGAGAATGGAATGGGATCAGAAGCTCAAACTACTCAAACAACATCGTCATCATTAGTGACGACAGCAAAACCTAAAATTGGGGGTGCAATTTATTCAGCACCTACAGGAACTCCTTTACCAACAGATGCAACGAGTGCATTGAATGACAAATTCGCATCCCTTGGTTATATCTCAGAAGATGGCCTGGAAAATGAAAATAGTCCGGAATCAGAGAACGTCAAAGCATGGGGTGGAGATATCGTGCACTCTTCCCAAACAGAAAAAGCCGATACCTTCACTTATACATTGATTGAAGCATTGAACGTCAATGTGCTTAAGGAAGTGTACGGTACCGATAATGTGACCGGGTCTCTTAAAACAGGTATCACTATCAAGGCTAATTCAAAAGAATTAACTAGCCATTGCGTTGTGGTAGATATGGTATTGAAAGATGGCACTGCGAAACGTATTGTTATCCCTCAAGGGAAAGTGACAGGTATTGGAACTATCTCTTACAAAGATGCTGAGACAGTCGGATACCAAACAACTCTTACAGCATTCCCCGATGGTGAACAGAACACTCACTACGAATACATCAAAGGAGCTTAATACATGTCAAAAACTAAATCATTTAAAGGAACTACTAAAACAGGTTTTCCATTCGATATCAGTATGGAACGGATGGAGAACTATGAGGTCGTAGAAACTATTGCTGAAATCGATGAAAACCCTCTTGTATTACCTCGTTTGCTTAAATTGCTACTTGGTGATCAGGTGGCGGCGTTGAAAGATCACGTCCGTGGTGAAGATGGAATTGTTCCAACTCAGAAATTGATGGATGAAGTACGGGACATCTTCGAGTCACAGAACGTAAAAAAATAGTAACCCTTTCCAGAATGATCAAAACTGATGAAGATGCTTTGATTTGTGATTTGGCTGAGACGTATCGTATTTATGATTACAGACAGCTACCTGCATATCAGGTAGCTGTTTTTTCATTTGGTCTGCGTGATGATTCGAGGATAAAAATTGCGATGTCAGGGCAGAATGTACCAACTGATCTATTAATCCAGGCAAGTATGTTAGATCGACTTTCTATGCTTGTGTGGATGAAAACCAAAGATGGACAGCAGGGGAAAAACCGTCCTGCTTCAATGGTTGATAGCCTTCTCAAGGTTGAGAAGGAAAAGGAACAGATGGTATTTTCATCTGGAGAGGAATTTGAAGAATACAGAAGTAAATTGTTAGAAAAGATTGGAGGTGGTAGTTAGTGGCGACAGAATTAGGTAAAGCCTATGTGCAAATAATACCTTCAGCTCGTGGGATGAAAGGCATGCTCTCAAAAGAACTTGGGGCTGATATCCCCCAAGTTGGTAAAGAAGTTGGTGAGTCATTGGCCGGGAAATTGATTGGTGTCGCAAAAAAACTGATTGCTGCTGCCGGAATTGGTAAGTTAATTCATTCATCATTGATGGAAGGTGCAGATCTCCAACAGTCATTAGGAGGGATTGAAACCTTATTTAAAGGTTCTGCTGATGTGGTTAAAAAGTATGCTAACGAGGCTTACAAAACTACAGGACTTTCAGCCAATGCCTACATGGAGAATGTAACAGGCTTTAGTGCCAGTCTCCTTCAATCGTTAGGCGGTGACACTCGGAAGGCGGCAGATGTTGCTAACATGGCTATGGTCGATATGGCAGACAATAGCAATAAGATGGGGACATCTATGGACCGTATTCAAGATGCTTACCAAGGATTCGCAAAGCAAAACTATACAATGCTAGACAATCTTAAGCTAGGATACGGTGGTACAAAAACAGAAATGCAACGCTTACTAGCTGATGCACAAAAATTGACTGGTGTTAAGTATGATATCAATAATCTATCTGACGTGTACCAAGCTATCCATGCTATCCAAGAGAATCTAGATATTACCGGGACAACTGCTAAAGAGGCGGCGACTACTTTTAGTGGATCGTTCGCATCCATGAAAGCAGCTGCTCAAAACGTCTTAGGGAAATTAGCTCTCGGTGAAGATATTATGCCTTCATTACATCAACTTTTTGAAACTGTTAAAACATTCCTTGTAGGTAATCTTATTCCAATGGTATGGAATGTGTTAAAAGGGATTCCCCAAGTTTTAGCTGGTGCACTCGGTGAACTTATGCACACGCTTTTCGGAGACTACATTGGAGAAAGCATTATGAATGATCTTTATGATGTTTTTGATAAAGTAGGAGGAGTGGTCAGCACTATCTATGATATGATTTTCGGATCATTGAGTAAGAAAGATAATATAGATTTTTTAAAGAAGCTAGGAATCAACGAGAAAACAGCTAGTAGCATTGTGAACATTGGTGATAATATCCGTACTATGTTTGAGAATATTGGTGCTGTTATCAGTAATGTTGCTGGGATTGTTGGAGATTTTATTAGTGATCTTTTCGGTCTTGCTAAAAGTAAAGATAGTGTTGGAGGAGTAGCTTCAGCATTTGAAGCCATTACTAAAGTTTTAGCTGATGCATCAGGAAAAGTAAAAGATTTTACAAAGTGGATGCGAGAGAATAAAACAGTTATGGATGTTGTTAAATCTGCTCTAGCTGGAGCCTTAGCAGGTTTTCTAGCTTTTAAAGCTATTACAATTATTCAATCCATTATCATTGGATTTAAATCAGCACTTTTGGCGGTTAAAGGCGCAGTTTTAGCTTTCAATGCTGCAATTGCTGCAAACCCAATCGCAGCATTAGTAATCGCAATTGCTGCTGTAGTTGGTGCATTAGTTTGGTTCTTCACCCAAACTGAAACAGGTAAGAAAATTTGGGGTGACTTTGTTGATTTTGTTAAAGGATTATGGACCGGACTGGTTCAATTCTTTACCAATCTATGGTCAAATATCTCAGAAGGTGCTACAAATCTATGGAATGGTGCTGTAGAAGTCTGGAATAGCGTAATTGAAGGCATCAAAAATGCTTGGAACGGAATAGTGGAATTCTTTACTGGATTGTGGGAGGGAATTTCTAGTGCTGCAACAACTGCATGGACCACAATCACAGAAACAGTAATGGCCATTGTCCAGCCTTTTATTGAAGTTTTTATGTCAATTTGGAACGGAATGAAAGATGGTCTGGGTCAGATTTTCGAAGGCATTAAAATGATTTTCAGCGGGGCCTGGGAATTAATAAAGAGCATTGTAATGGAGGCAGTATTATTTATCATTGATTTGGTAACTTTAGACTTTACAAAAATGGGTGAAGACCTAGGATTGATTTGGGAAAGTATCAAATCTGCCATATCAATGATTTGGGATGGTATCTGTACTTATTTTAGTGGAATCATTTCTACAATCATAGGGTACTTCACTGGTGCTTTCGAAGGTCTCAAGACATTTTTGTCTGGAATATGGGATTCTATAAAGGCAACAGCAGAAGCAATGTGGAATGCAATATGTCAAGCAATTCTTGGCATTATAGATGCTTTCGTGGCTGGTGCAAAAGGTCTTTGGGAAGGTTTCAAATCTTTCATGTCTGGATTATGGGAAGGCATCAAATCTACAGCAATAGGCATGTGGGAAGGTATCAAATCAGGCCTTGGCAGCATCATTAACGGAATCGTTAGCGGTGCGCAAACAGCATGGGACACTATGAAAAACGGAGTTAGTAATCTCTGTTCAGGAATCAAAAACTTTTTCTCAGGCTTAGCAAATATCAACCTTTGGGATGCTGGTAAAGCTATTCTTGATGGCTTCTTAGGTGGATTAAAATCTGCATATGATGGTGTTAAGAATTTTATTGGTGGGATTGCAAATTGGATACGTGAACATAAAGGACCTATTTCTTATGACCGTAAATTGTTGATTCCTGCTGGTAAAGCTATCATGGGAGGATTTGATGATTCCTTGCAAAATAGTTTTAAAGATGTGCAAAAAACTGTTGGTGGAGTAGCTGGCTGGATTTCAGACTCTTTTACAGGAGATGATTTTGATTTTGGATCAGGAGCATCTTTCAGTAAAGATATCACATCCACTTTGCAGATGCCTAACGCCAAATATGATACAACTGAGTCTAGAATAGTGTCTGAGATGATGATTCTGAGATCAAGTTTAGATACTTGGCTTGAGAAGATATCAAACAAAGACTCTAATACTTACTTAGATGGTGAAAAATTAGCCATCAATGCTTATCAACGTCAA